GCCGCTTTGGCTTGCAGTTTTTCTTTAGCACCAACAAACTCAGCTATTGCACTACCAGCAGCAGCTATTTCTTTGCCGTTAGATACAGCCTGCTTTATAACTGCAAAGGCTGCATTTGCTGCTGCGAGTTCTGCTAACATTAGTAGACCTTTGTTTTCTCATCTACCACGACAGGCAAGCAGTAAGCGGTGATGTTTTTCCCTTGTCTAGACAGTCGTTGTGCAAAGTACACGCAGTCATCGACACTGCGAAAATACATATCATTGCTTTTGAGGCGTTTGTCCTCACCAAGCCCCATATAAACGAAAAGCAAGAACACATGGATCAACGGTCTTGTGTTACTGCACCTTTGGTCCGTTTGCGCCTGCCATTCATGACCGCGCCACAACCTCGGGCAACCGCAGTTCCGTTTTGTGCCTTTCCTCGAAAAGGTCTCTTTGAACGTGTGACTGTGACTTCCATGCCACCGTTTGCTCGTTTACTTTTCTTTTTCTTCCCGCCAGTCCCGTAGTTGGCTGCACCGACTTTCCTACATTTCGCGATGGCCCCGCTTGCGTACGCCGACGGGAAAACGCGATATCGCGCCTTAACTTTGTGATAGCATGCATCTTTAGGCATTCCTTCGTTTCCTTCTACCAGCGCAATGCGCCCTCTCGCTGAAACCACGAGGGCGCTTGCAGTTCACTTTTGATTTGCGAGATTTGCTCCATTTCCGTTTCTGCGGAGGACTGGATATCTGCTTCCGCATCGATCCGCGCGAGATTGCCATTATCACTTCTCCTGATGAAGTCTTCCCATAGCGGCGTCAGCATAGCGTTGTTTGAGTCAACCTTTGCTGCGATTACAGCCGTGCGCTTATCAACCTCTATGAGGGTTGTAAGGATCCAAACCACAAGAGAAAGAGCCACCCCGCTAAGACCAACAACAAGGGTTTTAACCACGGTTTTTTCATCTAGCATTTCCATCTCCGCCGTGCCTGACGCAGTCGGCTGTTCGGATTCTTCGCAGCTTTTGGGAACTTTTTCATTTGCCCAGCAGAACGAGCACAGAAAGACTTACGTCTTTTTGCGGCTTTACTCCCAGGCTTCACTTTGCCTGTGACTGCGGTTTTAAGTTTAGATCCTGGGTTGGCTCTACGATATGCAGCCACGCCAGCCTTAGTCATTCCCGCCCCAGCTTTCGTGGGGCGGAAATTTTTCTTGTTTCTAGGCGGCATCTTGCTGGGTTTACGTGCCATGACGCTACCCAAAAAATGCAGTTATCGAATCGACGTTCGTTAGTGTCACATGACAGCCGTCTTCGAAGATTATCCCGTGATCTGGAATGGTGATCTGAGTGTCATCTCCTGCCACGAAGGTCATGGTCAGCAGAGTCGTGCCGGATCCACCGCCACTCCTGAACACAGCAGCAGGACTTCCACTGCTTGCGCTTCTGATGACGAACGACTTGAGTCGATTCCTGCCGCCAATCAAGCTACCTGTCGAGGTGGCTGTTTTAGCAATAATGGAGCTTGCCATCGCAACCTCCTATTAGCTATCGGCGAACGGTGTTGCCGCGCTGCCCGATCCTACAAGAACGCCCTGCACAAGATATACGTTGTCTTCGATTGCGGTGATCTCCACATACGAGCCTTTGTCGCCCCCAGTGGTCGTGCCGTTCATCGAAATAACGTCATTGCTTGCACCCGGCACAAAAGTCGAGGAGGCGTTGCTATCGCCCATGACCTCTAAAGAGCCAACAAACTTGTCTGTGCCGTCTGTCTTGATGTCACAATCAGACGAGTCTGTGCCTACAAAAAACGTATAGCGTGCGCCAAGTGTGTCTGTCGTGATTGTAGGAAGAGTGATCGCACCGTCTGCATCATTTACCTTGATGATGCGTCCAACGTGATCGTCATAAGTAAGAGTGGTTTCTGCGGTGATGTTAACCATCGCATTAGCACCCTGTGCGGTGAATCCGCGCTGGGACCGGACCGGACCCGAAAAGGTTGTCTTTGCCATGTTGTACTCCTGTCGTGGCAAGTGTCAGACCTCCAATAGGTCTGTCAGGTACTAGATTATAGTAACTCAAAAAAACAGGGGCTGCAATTGCAGCCCCTGAGTAACCAAACCTGTGCGAGTTTGGTTGGGAGGAACCTTACGCTCCTGGCGAACCGAACACACAACGTGGATCGGAGAAGCCAAAGGAGTAACGCTCACGAGCCTTGAACCGCATGTTACCGGTGTCGAAATCCGGGTCCATGTTGGTTGCTAGGGCAAGCCTTTCGAAGTGCTTGAAGCCGTTCGGGGCGTCCGTCTTGATGAAGAACGCATCCGTATCGGTTAGGAAGTCATTGACCACATAACCCTCCGGCAGCATGCCCATGCTCTTGACCGCGTTGATATCGTTATCGGCGCTGCCGACACGAAGATTCGATACCAACAGACGCTCGGCGATGAACTGAAGCTGACGCGGAATGATGAGCTTCATACCGCGAAGAGCAATGATCATGCCTCGCTCGTCAACGAACCCTGCGATGCTGATCAGGAAATCTTCCAAGGAAGTTTCATTCAGATCGGCTGCTGTCGAAGGCTCGTTGGCAAACGTGCCACCACTGGTCAGTGGGTGGTCAGTAGCACAAAGTGCCTTGCCATCACCACCAGCAGAAGCGCCTGCCGTGAACGCATTGTTAAGAACCGAAGCGGCCTTAACTTGCTTGGTGTGTGCCATAGAACGTGCAAGTGCACGAGTATAGCGGGATGCTAGACGGTCGTAGAGGTTGTCTTCCACCGCTTCTTCGGTGATAGAGAATCCCATTGCGATGGTCTCGTGGTTATACCTTGCGGTATACGCCTCTTGAGCATCGTCAAATGTGATACCGGAACCTTCCTGCTTAACAGGGGCGGCGCCGAAACCCGACAGCATGACCTCTTCCTCAAAGGCTCGATCTGATGCCTCTGTGTCATAGATCTCTGCATGCTGACCTTCGTAGCGATTGTATTCCATGCCGAAAAGAGCGTTAAGACCAGGCTCAAGCTCTTTCGCGAGTTGTGCGCGACTAATAGCCATGACTTACCCTCCTTTAGGAAATCGCCGCATCGGCATCAGCACCGAGCAACGCGTGGTTGTTGATCTTAACGATGTAAGACACACCAGCAGCGGAGTGGTCGGAGTTGTCCACATCCTCATGAATTCCAAGAATCATCAGAGGATTTGAAGGATCCGTATCTTCTGCTGTTGAGATATCTATCTTTGTCGTTGAGATACCCGTGGTGGTGTTGCCGGAAGCACCATCTTCAAGTTCTGCTGTCTTAAAGATATCGGCCTTTGCAGTCGCACGGTCTGTGTTTGTTCCATCTGATGCAACGATAAATCTTTGCATTGGATTGTCGTACACAAATCCGAGGATATCAAAGTTGGTGTTTGCACTTCCAGAGCCAGGCCAAGTGTTCGAAAACTTTTTCTTGCCTGTGGTAGCATCTACATATTCACAACCAGCAAACACACCTACATGCTGAACCGTGTCGCCGGTAGCACTGGTGATTTGGATTGTTCCGCCGGTAAGCTCCGCTTTAACCAGAGAACCTTGGAAAATCGCGCTTGCATCGCTAGCTATGAAGTATGCATTCGTACCTTGAGTAGCTGGTGAGCTACCAAAGGTATTTATCGGCTTCAAGCCGAAGGCAACATTAGTGTTTGCCATTTGTACACCTCATTAGTTATTCGGAAGGCTTGCCTCCGAAAGTTACACGACTTTGCCTATCACTATGTATAGGCATTGAGGGATGCTGTTCCCTCATAAGGTTTTCATCAACGGCTTTCATCTGGTTGCGGGTCTGGTCCCGGTAGTATTCAGTTCTTTCCTCGACCGTTTCTTCAGGTATCCGGCACAGCATCAAGCCGCCAACACCGATAACACCTGCATTCTTCCCCTCTTCAATGACCGGATAGTTCTCCGCAAGATCAGGATATTCATCCGCTCTGACTGGCTCCCAGCCCTCACGCATCTTGGCGTGCACATTCGTCTTGTCGTCCTCACCCCGAAGAGCAGTTCTGACCCAACGATGCTGAAACCCAGCCGGAGCCTCGGGAGCTTCCAGCTTTGATGGGGGTGCCCAAGGCTTACGCCTTTGGGTCTTTGCGCGACTTGTAGCTTCGCGTGACTTTCTATCGGCCATGTCTTACTCCTTCACGTACTTCGCGTATTCTTCAAGCGGAACATTCAACCGTTTCGCAATCGCAATCTGCGAAGGTGTCAGTTTGACCGTCCTGCGCCCCTTGTTAGCCGGCGCTTTTGACGCCGTGGACTCAGCAGAAGCGACTCTGGGTCCAGTATCACGTTTTGTTTCTGCAAACCTCTGCGGAAACGCATCGCGAACTCTCTTATCTAACTCACTATAGTAGTCATCAGAGGTCGGGTCAAACCCATCCTCCTCCACAAGCTGTCTATGAATGCCAAAAGCTGCGTATGTCATGGTCTGATCGTTGCCAAACCACTCGTTTTTCTCAGCCCAAGCCTCGGCTTTGGGGTCTGGAGGGGGTGCAGACTGCTGTGTTGGCTGTTGAACCGGCTCTTGATCCGGCTCTGGACGAGCTTTTCGCTCTTCTGCGCGCCGATTTGCCTCTTGATGCCGCGCTTTATCAAGCGCGATCTGACTAATCCGCTCTTGCGCTGCAAACATAGCGTCTGCATCGCCTTCATCGTATGCTTTTTTGTACGCTTCCTTGGCAGCGGCGGCGTCAGACTCAAGTCTGCTGCCAAATTCACCGACATACGCCTGATCTACCTTGTCCAGACGTGCGCGAAGCTCTTCATTCTGCTTCTTTACCGCCTCGGCGTACTCAATAGCAGCCTGTCTTTGACGTTCTTCCTCACGATACTTGCTCGTGATCTTTGAAATACGCCGTTTTACAGACTCTGAGTATTGTTCTAACTCATCATCGTCAGATTTTACCTGCTCTTGCTCTTCAGGAGCCGTCTCTACCTGCTCTTCGGATGTTTCACGTGAAACATTTTCAGGTGCCTCGGTCTCGACAACCTCTACTTCTTGCGTCTCTTCCTTTTCGGCGACGTTGTTTTGCATACTATGCTCCGTATGTCTTGATATCGTCTGGATCGACGATTGTTGCAATGACTTCATCGTCATTGATTATGCGGACTTCTCCGCCTTCGATCTGAAAACGTGACCCTGCGTAGCGACCGATACAAACCCAGTCACCCTCTTTGCACCACGGCTCAGAACCCGGCCCAAACTTGTCCGGATCCTGGTAAGCAAGAGGTCCGAGCTTGACTACATACGCCACCACAGTGGCCCGTGCCTCTCGGTCTTTGGCTTGATCAGGTACGTACACGCCACCTTCCGTCTGCGACTTGCCCTGATAGGGCATGACAAGAATCCGCCAGCCGGTAGGCTGCGGGACTCGCTCTGTCGCTGGTTTCTTGGAGGCTTCTTCTTCAGCTTTTTTCTTGGCTTGCTGTTGCCGGAGGACGTGATCAGGTACTAGAAGCGTCGTCATAGTTTGCTTTCTTTAGCAGGGCGTCAAACTCATACAATGCCTGGCTAATCCCCTGTACCTCGCCACACATTGAGCGGTAAGCCTCTATATCCTTGGCTCCACCGGTTGATAGAACACGTGTAATCTCATCCATACGATTGTTCAAGGCTTTTCGATAAGCGTGAACAAAATCTACAACGTCCATTATAGACCTACCGACTCATTAGAAGGGACGGAGGAATTATATCAACTGGAGAAGGAGCGTTCGGATTACGTCCTGGCAGTTCTAAAATTTCAGCTATGTTTTCTGGACTCAATATATCTGATCGAGTTACAGGTATTTCTCCAGACACCGCTCCTGGACCGCGACCTGTTGCGGTTATCGACGCAGAACCAGGATCGCCGCCCGGAATCGCTTGAATTACTTGCGGACCCGTTGGAAGTATGTTTCCGCCCTCAATTACCAAACCTGTGTCAGGGTCAATCACCGGATCAACATAACCAGAAATTCTACCCTTGGGTGCCGTCACCAGCGGCTCCGTTGCGATAACATCGGCCACACTAGGCAACGCCTCGGCGTCGTCTGGTCTGATAAAACCGGGTGACGCGGGAAATTGAGAAACTGTGTCATAGTCTACCGCACCACTTGGACTTTCATCATCAGTTGTGAATGGTGTGAAAACGTCAGAGACAGCGCCTGTCGGTGCTGCCTGTGCAACAGGTGCCGCCGCCACAGAGCCTTCAGGAAACTCACCAAGTTCAAAACCAATATCGCCCATCTCGGAAAACAGCGGGTTGTCGTACGAAGAAATATTCAACGCGGAGCGGCGATTAGCACGTCGCATGAGCGGACCAACAACAGGGAGAGCGCCCATGATTCCAAGGTCTTTCTCTAACGTCGGATCATAGGTAACAGTTCCAAAACGAGTAGGCGACCCCTCGCGCAGAAAACCGCGAATGTTGCCTCGTGCATCTCGTGGGTTCAAATACTGATCATAGGCCAGCGCATTGACTTTGTTCAGCGTAGCGATGCCGCCAGGGGTGGTTGCAGCGTAATTAATCTTGCTGGGATCAATGCCAAAGACGCGGCTGAAAAAACCTTCGTTGCCGTACGGATTCGTTTCAGTACGACCAGTTACATTCATGAACTCCTGCTGCGATAGAGTTCCTGCCTTTTCACCAGAGCCGGAGTCAAAATCAACGGGT